CTCATTAGCAGTACCAAAATCTATGGCTGTTTGAGAGTCTTCTCCCATAATTAGATCAGTAGCATAGATTGAAGTTATTCCTGTCTGAGCAGCATCTACTGTGAATGTCAGATCATACGGATCTCCATCTGTACCATTATCTGTATCTGTCCAGTTTGTAGTTATACCAGAGCCGATAAACTTAACTTCTTTAGAGTCTGCGATAGTGACTTCAGTTCCGTCATCATCTTCTAATTGGAAAGTAGTTCCAGTAGCGGCTGCTGCCCAACTGACATCAGTACCATCACTAGTCAATACATAGTTCGCAGAACCTACGGCTAAAGCTGCTGGATCTCCAGATGAATCACCATAGATAATTTTACCTCTGGCAAGTCCAGCCATCTTAGCTAATGTTACTTGATTGTCTGCCAGATGTGCCGTATCTATTGATCCGTCTACATAATGGTCTGAGTCAATCGTGTTTGCTGGTAGAACAGGTATCTGACTAAACGTAACAACGCCATCAGATGCAATCGCCATTGAATCAGTATCAGATGTATGTCCAATATTAGTCCCATTGATAATGATATTGTCTACTGTAAGTGTTGTTAAAGTTCCTAAGCTAGTAATGTTTGACTGTGCAGCTGTCGTAACCGTGGCTGCTGTTCCGCTTGCATTACCTGTAACATTACCTGTCAATGGTCCTGCAAAAGCGTCTGCCGTTACAGTACCATCAAAGAAAGCGTCTTTGAATTCTAATGAGCTTGTTCCTAGATCTATTTCATTATCCGTTACAGGATATAAAGCACTTGATGTTAGTGTTAATCGTGCTGCATTATCTGCTTTAAAGTCAATCTCGTTTGCTGTTCCAAAGTCGATAGCAGTTTGAGAGTCTTCTCCGAGTATTAAATCAGTAGCATAAACTGATGATCCATCTACACTAATTGTACCATCCAGTAAAATTGCTGATCCTGAAGCTGGCTCAAGATTAATAGCTGCTCCAGAATCTAGAGTTAAGACTCCTGCTGAATCAATATCTACTGTACCGTCTGCTGTGATTTGAATATTAGCTGCGGCAGCTGCATCGTCAGTAGTAACAATACTTAATGTTCCATTTGTTCCTGCTGTAAATACTGCCGTATCACTACTAGATCCTGTCATTGTGATGACTTTGCCGTTTATAGCAACATCATCAACTGTTAAAGCTGTAAGAGTTCCAAGGCTTGTAATATTTGTTTGTGCTGCTGTCGTAACAGTTGCAGCAGTTCCGCTAACATTTCCTGTAACATCTCCTGTTAATGGCCCCGCAAAGGCATCTGAAGTTACTGTACCATCGAAATATGCGTCTTTGAATTCTGTTGAGCTTGTACCTAGATCTATATCATTATCTGTTGAAGGAACAATAGCTCCATCCGTAAACGTAACTTGATCTGCGTTTGCTGCCTTAACTGTAATAACATTAGAACCACTAAAGGTTATAGCAGTATCTGTATCTCCATCTCCTGTAATAGAATCTAATTGCATATCTCCAGCATTTGTAATTGCTGAATCACTGAAATCAATAGTTCCTGTAACATCAAAGTTACCACCTATTGAAGCGTTTCCTGTGACTGTAAGATTATCTGCAATTGTAGTTTCAGATGTAGTATGTCCTATTGTTATTGCAATTCCGCTTGTTTCAGTAGCAAGCTTTAATGCTCCTACTGCATTTGTTACATAAGAATTAGAACCATCGTGGTATAAAGTTAAATCTTGGCTGTCTCCAATCTTGAGTGGTGTAGAATCTGTTAATAGTAATGAATCTGCTGACTCATCCCATAATAGGTAGCTTCCAGAAGTTGCTCCGAAAAACTTAATGTCGTGGCCCGTATCATCTACTCCAGCCGTAAGAGTATTGTCTAGTTGTATAGCTCCGTCTAAATTTGTAGTACTTGATACTGTTAGTGCATCCGTTGTAACTGTGCCATCAAAGTAGGCATCTTTAAATTCAAGTGAGCTTGTTCCTAAGTCTATATCATTATCTGTTACAGGTACAATAGCTCCATCTTGAATTCTTATTTGTTCAACAGCAGATGAGGATACTTCTACAAAAACTCCCCAACGATTATTAGTACTATCAGCAACAATCTTATTAAGGAAGTCTTGATCTCCGATTGTATGGATGTTTCCTCCTTCTGCTGCTGTTCCGTCATGTTGATGGCCTGTTGTTCCGCTTGATGCGTATGCAAAAGCGTTTAATAATTGATCATATTCATTATTAAATAATGCGGCTGTAATTGTATCGCCATCACTAAATGAACTTTGTCTTGTATAAGTTGTTCCCATTATAATCTTCCTGAAGGTCTATAATTAATATAAAGGCCGTTAATAATATAAGGTGGATTTGTATCATCACTATATATTCTAAAAAAGTTACTATGTCCACTTCCAGTTAAACTTTGTCTAACAAGTGGCTGTTCTCCTGCTCCAAATTTTTGACTATTAAATACTGCTGATCCGAAAATAGCAGGAGAAGGTATTGAATCTAGTGTAATATCGTCTGGTTGTGGTAAATCTATGGAACCATAATCATATCTTATTCGTAAGGTCGGTTGTATATCTCCTTCCGGTGTGAATGATATTTTAATATGATCCAAGGTTTTTAAGGTTCCCAAGTCTCCATAATCAAAATCTGGAGATTGGTATTCTGCTACAATATTGGTTGCAGTTCCTGCTGGATTGAATGAATCTCCTGTATCGTGATTATAAACATATCCATCTCTATCACCATGATAAAACTTTTCAATTCCTGCATAGTTAAATCCTGATGCAACAGACGGAGCAATAATGCCTACAGTTTCAGACCATTCAAACCCATTTTGTCTGAGTGTTCCTATAATACCATATGAATTAGCTATTACTCCTGATGAAGTACTATAGTACATACGATACTGTGATTTAGATCGTATTACTACACTACTGAAATCATATGTATTAGATGCTGCAACTATATCGTTTACAATAGGCTGAATAGCTTTACTAATTGTTCCTAGTTCAATATCGCCAATTCGTGCAGTACCAGCGATTGTTCTGAATCCATCAGGAGCCAAGAAGATTAGATCTCCTGCCATCTCCTGAATAGTATTCCCATCCACACAACCAACATTTTTTGTAACTGGAGTTACTACAATACTGTCGGAATCATTTATATTTTGTAACTTATATATTGAATTCCTGCAAAATATAAATAATTCTCCACGGAAATTCTTTAAACCGACTACTTGATCATCCAGTACGATTGAACCAGAACCACTAGATGTGAAATCATTAATATCATCTGTACCACTATAATATATAGTATTCAAAGCAGTAGCTGCGCCAGCAACTACTAAATGATGATCATGTATAATACAGAATTTAGGATAATGAGTACCGCTTACAGTTATTAGTTCTCCAAAATAAGTTCTACCACTTAATGCTCCAGTACCTGTCATTTTGAATAAATAAGGCTTTGTTCCAGAACTTTCGTCTGTGATTACAAGCTCACCATAAATAGTATTACCTTTATAGGTTGCAAAATGTGCTGTACTCTGTGATGTTCTTGCTGAAGCACTACGACCTGTAAAGGTGCTATAATCATCTCCACCACCAGCTACACTCGCTCTATTTATTTGTAACCAGCTATCTCCATCTAGGCTAAAATAAATATTAGTTCCAGCACAAGCTATAACACCATCAGCATAAACATGAAGTCCTATAATATCATTTGAACTATTAGGTCTTGTGCCATCTCCTAATTGTGAATATCCATTAATACGCCTATATCCACCTTCAATAGCTGGCTCAAAGTTTCTAAGCTTTGTTGCCATCCCCGGAGTTTTAAGAAGTTCAATAGAATTAGTAGATTTATTTAGTCCACCGCCTAGTGGAACAGAAAAAGGTTGACTAGCTCCCATTAGAAGTAAGTCCTGTCATCTGTCATTGCTTTTGGTTGAGGATTAATTAAATTAGATTTCATATACTTCATACCTTTTTTATAATCATCCAACGCAAAAGCTGCTTGCTGTAAATTATCTTTGAACTGATGAACATAATATCTCGTTTTAGCTGTAATAATTGGAGCATACTGGTCAGGCAAAACAATAGCATCGCCGTGTGCAGAAAGGGCTGTAGGAATGGTATAAGCATAAAAGTGGATATTATATACCTTATCAGGTATTGGACTAAGTCCGAATTTACGATGATCGGGACTACGAATGACATAGCGAGGCTCGCCATATACTTGTGTGTCTGCGTCATCTGCATTTTCTGAATCCCTTAAATACCTACGCCAATCTGTAAGAGTTATAAATTTTAAACCTCTGGAAACATAAGGAGCTGCTTCACCACTTACACTAATAGTAGTAATATAGAAATCATCCCAGTCTACAGAAGAATAATCTGTAGTAATACTAGAACTACCTGATTTTAATAAGTACCATCTGGTTCCTGCTACTGAAGCTACTGTAACATTTCCATAAAAAGGATCAGTGCCTCCACTGGCAGCAGAGGCAAAGAAAGGCAATTGCGGTTCTTCATTCGCAATATCATTTAAAGATCTGTTAATAGCTTCCTGTACAAAGGCTTGAATTCCAGTTGCACTAGAAAAATTAGATGAAGTCAACTGAACTTCATTAAGCTCTCGTAAGACCTCATTAGTTAATGTAAGATATGTCGTTGCCATTAGTCTGAATCTTTATTATCAGTCTTAATATCCTGCTTTTTATCAGCATCACGATTCTGATTATCTTCAGAGTTTTCGTAATAGCCTTCCATATCTTCAATATTTTCATAGTGAACTACACTACCATATTTTAATTCAGGCATTTTTCTCTCCTACTTTTTTACCGAATACACGATCATAGTTTTTATTAAAGTTCTCTTTGCTTTTTCCAGCATAAACCCTACCCAATAGTCCTAAGACCCTAGTACTTTTTTTACCAGAGCTATTCATAATGATAGGATGTTTATCACTACCTAACTGTGGCATGATCTTAGTCTGGTAATACGCCTAAGTGTAAGAACTCAACTAAGTAAGTAACTGTTGTCGCAGCAGTAGCTAGATTATTTGCCAAAGGCGTTAATCGTGCATAAAGTGTACGCTCAGATGCAGTATACAATGTTGCTGCAATAACAATAGCTTCAGAAGTTGCAGGACCACCTACAACTCCCGCTGTAGTTGCTGTACTAACGAATTGATTAGCTGCATGACCATGTGAATCTTGGATAAGATACAAAGGCGCATTCGCTGTCCAAGTAACCGCAGAACCACCATCATCCAGAATAGCTTCCGTTGCAATAATCTGAGTACCACCTGAAGATGTTCCTAACGAAAAGTCTACATCATCACCAGAAGCTCCTGCTGTAACAATATTTCCTGCTGGAATAGCGATTAGATTACGAATAATCGTATCTGCTGGTTGAGTAAATGAAACATCGTAGTTTTCACCTGCGGTAACTGCAATTGTACCTGTCGTTGTTGAGGTCCAAGAAGCAACCACATTATCTGAAAGAGCACGAACATCTCCTGTCCTCGATGAATTACGTCCTGTATCTCTTATTTCAATAACTGGACTTGCCATAATTTTTCTCCATTATTTAATTATATAAAAAGGAAAAGGGAGCCTTTTCAGACTCCCTAATCCACTTAAGATTAGTCAATACCATAGAATGCAGAAACCAATGCGTTGTCGTGAAGTACTTTGGCTCCATAAACATGAAGACCTCGTACAATATCACCAAACGAATCGGGATCACGCAAAACTTCAGTACTAGTAATCGTCTGGGCCGTTGCCGTAGACGAAATATGACCAGAGATACATTTACCAGCAGCATTAGATGTGCTTGCAATGTTATTCGACTTGTACATATTAAATCCACGGATCTTACCAGAAGTTACAAGACCATTCCTGATAGAACCTTGACCAGCATTGTAATCTGAAGATAGCAGTTTCGATGCTGTGCCAGACAGAACCTCATAGAAATCAGGGCCAGCTAAGAAAAAGCGTCCCTCTTCTGGAACACTCTGGTCGTCTAATAGACGGGCCATGCGCCCCAAAACATCTAAAGGATCATGTTCTGACGAATCAAAACCGATATCGAGATTACCTGTGCCATCAAATGTACCAGCAGCAAGATCAGTCGCATTATCCGAACCTAATATATGGTTCGGGCTAGATGAGGCTACTCCTGCAAACATGGCAGCAATAACGCCCTCGTCAAAAGCATCTTTAATCGCATAGGCTGCTGAAGACGAAGCGACTTCCCGCCAGTTCACATGGGACATTGAAGATTCAATATCATCCACTTTGAACTTAAAGGCATTCGCTGTGTCAACAACAAGTGTAACTTCTGCGTCAGTTAGCTTTGTTTGAGTTACGTCTTTTCCACGTTCGTACTGATATACTGTGATGGAAGGTTCTTTAATAATCTTTACTGAATCTCCGAAGTTCGCAATTTCACCAGCATAGTCGGTGTTAGTAATCGCTTGAGCTACCGAAGCCTTTCTAAAGAAGTTAAGTACCTTTTTAGAGAAGACTGCCGGAAGGAAAAACGAATTTGCTTGCGTACTTACGGAGTTAGCAAAGTTGGCATCAGTATCTGTGCTAGGCTCAAAATACTGATCAGATTGATTGTATGCCATTTTGATATCCTCCGAATCAAATTAAAATTATTTTACTACTCTGCCCTCGCTTATAGCTTGATTAATTTGATCTTCATATTGATCAAACTGATCTATGGACATTGCAGCAATTTCCCTTTCCGTCCAGATTTTATTCTGCTTTGGATCAACGGATGTTGTTTTGGTTGATACCATATCCGCAGCAGACTTTCTGGACTTTTTAGAATTTGACTTTCTTTTCTTTGGAGAAGAACTCATACCTATATCTTTCTTAAATAAATCTAAAGCTCGACTAGCAAGATCAGCATCACCAGAATTATTATATATCCATTTCTGAAGAGATTCTGGTTGTGCTTTTGCCCACGAATGGAAATCATCACTATTTCTGATATCATCAAAATCAGGATGATTATTTCTCAATCTTTTTTCAGCATCTTTTCGTACTAGTTCTGTTTCTCGCTCTTGTAAGGTTGAAAGACGTTCTTCTAGAACTTTTGCCTTTTCCTCACTTTGCATATGAGCAACAGTTTCTACTACTTCAAAGACATCAGGATATTGTTTCTTAAATGCTGCAAGTTCTTCTGGAGTTTTAGGAGCTTTATAGTCTGGTCTACTTTTAGTAGCTTCTTCCATTAGCTCTTGTTCTCTAGACTTGAATTCATTTAGCTTTCTATCATAATGTGACTTTAGATCGTCATAACGCTTTTTATAATCAGGTCGTTTATAAGGACGAGCCTGTTTAGTTTTAGGAGTTTTCTCTTCTTCAGACTCTTCAGTTTTAGTTGAAGGATCTTCAAAATAAGCATTATCTGCTGATACAAAGGTAGTTTCCTTGCCGTCATGCCAAGATTTTTTTTGATTATATGGGTTTGCTTGTTCCTCTCTTTCAATATTGTCAGTCATTTTCTATTCTCCTACTCAGGGCTTTCTTAACAAAGGTGGCTGCTTAAAGGCCAAAATAAGCAGGGCTTGTCTTGTAAAGGTAGCCTTTCGGTTTACTTTTAAATTGATAAAGTGCCTATGGTAGTCCTTTGGACTAGTTTAGGGTGGCTTTATCCCGTTGCTTGCAATCGTGGATTAACTCCTAACATTCCTTTCCGAATTTCCTGATTAATAGGACGACCTAATTCATCAGTTTCTTCTTCAAAGTCTGGTCGGATTAATCCTCCTTCTTGCGCTGCTTGTCTCTGATCTGCTCTAAGTTCTGCATCTGACATCATACCCTGAAGATTATCAGGGCCAATTTCATCAGCAGCTTTCGCAGTCATAACAAACTCTCCATCCGATAACCTTGCGGGTATCGAATCGGAGACTTCAGTACCCGGACCCTCAACGGGACCAGATCCTGCAAATTCTGTAGCTGTATCCATTATTTTATCAAATATCATACTAAGTTTTGGATCAGCTTCTAATGTATCCATTAAATATGTTTCTTCTTCTTCATCAAGAGACTGTGAAATTACAAAATCTAAATATTCATCTTCCATTTGTTCGTCTGGAACTACCTTACCTTCTTCAGAAGGTACAGCACCTTTTTCAGGCGGTACAGCTTCTTCTGAAGCTATAATTGGTTCTGGAACTATGGGTTCTTCAGTCTCTTCAGGAAGAGGCATTACAGGGCCAGCTTCTTGGTATTGCTGTCTATCGGACATGAGTAGTCCTCCACTTTGTTTTTCTTCTCTACTCCGATTAGTAACAGATCTCCATATACTCCTAACATCGTCTCTTAATTGTTGACCTAATGGTTTATCCACTAGTCGATCAAAAGCCTCTTGACCATGCTCCTGAATAAAAGCTTCTTTTAGTGCTTCCCTTTCTTCTATAATTTGTTTTGCCATATTTCTAACTTCAGCTAATCCTTCTTGTGCGGTTGAATGAGGAAGAGTTGTTCCAGCCCAAGTTGCAGTATTTAAATGATTTTTAAAAGCTTCATTAAAATACTCTTCCAGTCGAGAGTTCCTAGCTCTACCTCTTCCAAATAATCCATAATTACGAGGCTCATCAAATTTAGAACTCGCTGCTAATGCTTCTGCATTTTTAAGTAATAATTGTTGATAACTAGCTTGAGTTTCATCTACTCTTTCGCGTTGTTGTATTTCTGCTTCGGTCCAATTCACAGGATCATTTATTCCTTCTCCTCCTTCTTCTGTCCATCTTCGCTTGTCTTCCTCGGTCCACGGGTCTACTACTTCATCACCTTCCTGATATTGTTGTCTATCAGAATCTAATAAACCTCCTCCATACTTTGTTTCTCTTTCTTTTATAGTTATGGGAGACACAGCTACAAGTAATCCAGTTGCTTCTTTTTTCTTTTTAGCCATTTGATTTCTCTTTATAATAATTTATATAATCTTTCCAATTGAAGTAATCTTTACGTTCTCTACACCAGAAAAGCCCTTCATATTTTAAACCTTTATACTTCATCTTTTCTAGACAGGGCTTCCTTCACCTGTCCCTCCAGTTGCTCTAGGCGTACCAGAGAATGCAGTCTCCCCTGGAAGCGGAACATTTCCTGTTCCGATGTTGCCACCGCCAGTGCCTGTAACTCCAAGGTCTTGAGGTTGTTGAGGTATTCCTTCAGGACTGACCATAGCTCCTTGTTGTGTACCAAGGGGGCCAGCTTCTTCGCCAGTTGTTTGTCCAGCATTTTGCATTCCTATAATTTGTGCCATAATCGCAGCCTCTTCAGGATCATTCAGAATTTCATCTGGATCAAGGTCTAGACTATAAGCAAGTTCACTAATAAGTTTAGACATCTTGACAAAAGGAGCAACGGCAGGATTTTGTACTGTTTGTAAAAATGCTGTTAATCGTTGACTTCTAACTTCCTTTTGCATCAAGCTATTTGTACCTGTAGCTTTAACTTCTAAATCACCTATCACATCCAGATTACCTTCAAAGAACTGCATATTCCATTGGAAATATGATTCTCCAAGTGGTCTTAATAAAAAGTCATCAAGGTTTTTGACAACTGTTTTTACATTCAAACTAGCTGCACCCAGTAACATTGACATACCAGATGCAGTTCGTGTCATACTTTGTACTCCCGTTTGTCCGTGACTATAACTGGGAATACCTGTTTGTTCATCTGCAAGCTGCCTGAACC